CAGACAAGTTTACGTTTGCCACATTTAATAACTATCTTGAAAAAAACAAAGGATCTCTTTCAAAGCTATTTACTGAAGACCAAATGGATGTTCTTGATAAGGTAAGAGATTCTCTTAAAAAACAGGCTGTCATGGAGCGCTCAGGAAGGGGGACGGGTTCTAACACGTCTGCTAATTTAATGGAAAATTTAGCGGAAAAAACTAGCGGAAAAGCTTCTAAGGCTTTGTTTGGAGCAGGATCTTCTTCTATGATAAAGGGCGCATTAGACTATGTTAAAAACATAGGAGAGGCGGGAAAAATAAAATATCTAGAAAAGGCTCTTTTAGACCCAAAAATGGCAAAGTTCCTTCTTAAAAAAGATGTTAAAACTAAGAAGAATTTCTTTGAATCTCTTAACAGTAAAGAGGATTTTGGAAAATGGCTTCGAGACAATGAAAGTATACTTGAGTCATTTGGAGACTCAGCTGATGAAGTTGCTAAAAACTTTTCTATTACTTCTCAGTCTGTTGGAAAAGTTATTCTTAATGATAATGATTAATCCATTTATATCAAGTTTATTGCAGTATAGCGCATTCTTACTATATTAAGATAAACTAAGTATAAATAGACCTATATTCAAATATAAAAATATTGATTATCGTACAACATGTGATACAATGAATATAATAATTTAATAAAAGGTTGTATGTCATGAGCGTTGGAGGAAAAAGAAAAGGTTCTGGAAGGCCAAAAGGAACGAGTAGATATAAAGAGGATACTAAGCCTATTAGGATTCCTTTAACTTTAATTCCGCTTGTAACATTGCTTCTTAGCTATGTAGAGAAAGGTTCAAAAGCAAAAGATATTGAAGAAATATTTTCTGGAGTCTCTAAAAACAACAAAAAATAAGTTGCCTGAATCACGTCTTTGTGCCAATTAAGGGAGTTAAGTTGAATAAAGTGATTCAGGCAAATACAATATATCAATATCCTGGTTTATTGTCAACTTTAATTATGTTTTCATTAATAACTAAAGGCTTGTTTGAATATTCTTCATGATCATACCATCCATAAAAGTACCCTATTGTAGTCGCTATAAAAATAGCAATTATATTTTTAATAACATCTTTCATGAATGCTCCTTAATAACATTTATCTTGAGAAATCATAGAATCTTTTTCAGATAAAAAATCAACTTCTCTTATAGTATAATCTATAAAAGAATTTAAAAAATTACAATATGGCCTTAAATGTGTTGAATGTACTTCAATGATTTCATCTGAACAAGACTTTTCATTTGTGTTTTTTACAAAATTACTATTTTTCACAATTTATTACTCCTAAAAATTATTAACTTAACTTATTTACGTTACTTTCCATGCTTATTCTTTCATTTATTATTTTAATCGCTATCTCCTCCCTGTGTACTGGAATATTTTTTGGCGCATTTATTCCAATTCTAATCTGATTTCCATTTATTCCAAGTATTGTAAATGAAATTTCTGAGTCTTCACCAATTACTACTGTTTCACCTATTCTACGTGTAAGAATTAACATATTAATAGCCTCCTTGGCTTTTCCGTTTTTACTATAGATAGTTAATCTGAAATAACAATTATCTCAGACACATTTTTTGCAACATTACCTTTTATAGATATAGTTAGCCTGCCGTCAATAATACTATTTAATGATATTTCTTTAATTATAATTTTATTTTCAATACTTTTATAATTAACCTCGCAATCATCAACTTCTCCAGCCTTTAAGTATAGGTCAATTTTCCCAAAATTTATTTTACATAAATATTTTCTAGTAAATAATATAATATCTTCAATAAAATTCATTCTACTTTTACTCCAATAATTTTACATATCAAAAACGTACAAGATAAAACAATTATAGACCAAAACACAAAAACTTGAATAAATAGCATGTTTAACTCCTTTTAAAAATAACCTGGTGTACTATTTGTATACATTCCATAATACTGCTGACTTGTAAAATTCTTTGGAACTGCTACCTGAAGTCCAGACATCGCTATATATCTTGCTCCATCGCAAAGGTGATCATCTTTCTTATTTGGTATTCCATCTTCGTCTCGAGCGTACTTTCTTATTTCAGCCCTAAATTTAACGCATGTGCTAAATATTTTTGCTTGACCAGACTGGAATCTCTGTAAAAGCCTTAATATTCCCTCTTCTTTACTATTATTTGCAGGGTGTAAGTTTTTAAATCCAGCCTCTCGGTAAAGATTAAGTGGTTTCTTTCCATCTCCCTGTTGAGAACCCTTTCCTGCAGGGTCATAAACAGCTGGTATCCAATTTATTCCAAAAGACTGTAATGCGCTTGCGTGCCCATCTGGAGTTCTTTCTGGAACAGAATATTCAGCATAAAAATATATTACATCATTGTCTCTGTCGTGTGCAGCGAACAAAAATGCAGGATGATTCCATCCAAAGTCGATTGCATATACTCTTGGCCAATAATCTGGTATTTCAAATGGGTCGCATATAATCATTGACTCTGGCACAGGGTATACAAGCCCGCTTCCTGGCCATGGTATACCATTTGTTCTTGCCTCAATTTCATGTTGAGACATTCCTGCAAGAAGTCTTTTTTTCTCTTCAATAGGTAAATGTAAAGCATCTTCCCATGTTATATGCGCATGCCATCTTGAATCTTTTACTTCTTCTGGATGTCTATCATCCATAAAGTAGTTAAAGAAGTCGCTATATCCTTTTAATGGTGTTGAGCATACAACAATCATTCCTCTTGAGCTATTGTCTGTAGCCATTGTTCTCATTTTACATTCTTGATAAATGTTGAATGGCGGCTCTTCGTCCATTAGTGCTAAATCAATTTTACCAGCCTGAAACGCTTCTCTTCCTTCTTCATATGTCTTAAATGTTACTTTTGATGAACCGCCAGAAATGTGTCGTATATAGACAGTTCTATACATCTCAGAGTTTCCAGACTTCTTTTTCTCTTTAATCAAAGAGCTATGTATCATTCCTCTTAAATTTTGTTCTTTATCTCCAAACAAGTCTTTCTGAATTGTTTCTGAGATTAAAGAAGCTGTTTTTCCTGCAACCCAACATCTAACAGGCTTGTCAAATCTATATCCTTTCCAATTTTCATTATATATTCCAGTCCAGTGGGCCGAAAACTCTTCTTCCCCACAAAATGTTTTTCCGCTTCTATTCCCTCCAGTTATTAACCTTTCTTGAGCCGTTAATCCAGCAATATGAAATAGTTCTTGTTTTTTATTCGGAATATAGTTAAGGAATCTTTTATAGTATTCCTCTTCTATTTGTTCAATATCTTTAACTGAATATTCCATAAAAATTAATCCAGCATTATCTTCTTAAGGTCTTCAAGAGGTACAACCATTTTTTCAACCAATTCTTCTATTTTAGAAATTCTTTCTTCCATTGAAATAGAGAATTTTTTTAGTAAATTCAAATTATTAACTATATCATCAAAAAAAGCAGTTGAATCATCAACAACTTTCTCTTTATTTTCTTCATTTGAAACAAACATTTCTTCTAACATTTTAATTCTCCTATTTAAAATACTCTGAAACTCTACTTTTTTGAAAATCTGAGCCGTTATTAATTACCCAGTTTTTTACTTGATTATCAAGCACAGATTCTACCCAGTTTGTATTTCTTATCATAAATCTTTCTATATCTTTATCGTCTTCTATATTTATATTTATATTTTTTAATGTTAGCGGTATATAGTTTTTGTCAATCAATCTCTTAAACATATTAACAAGCTTTATTCTTGCAAATAATGTAGATTGAAGCCTTATAATTTTTGAATCAAAATTATAATGGTCAGGAAAATCCTCTGAAATGTTTTTTACAATATTGTTTTCGTTAATCATAGAATATCCCTTTTGCTTGAAGTTAATAAATTTTCAGATTGTTTGGCCTTAAGGCGCTCTTTCATAGAATCAGATGTACTTTTTGATTCTATAATATTTTTTTCATTAAAAGACTCTACGTCTCTCATTTCTTCTACTGTCATAATACCCATTAATATATCTGGGAACATATCCCTTAAAGTGAAAGCTCTTGACCTAAGCTGCATCATTCTTTTTCTGTTTGTTTGCCATGCTCCAGGCTTTTTAAGGAATCCACCTAATTCAGCATCTTTAAGTGTAAAAGTTTGAGATTTTTTTTCAACGCCATCTCGAATTACTGTGCATGTCCAGTCTTGAGTTTCTTCGTTGTATATTTCTATGCAATCAATATATCCGCCAACCTTCCCCTTAGTACTCATACATAGAGCCAACATAGCGTCTCCGTAAACGCTAGGTATATTATTAACAACCATAACTGTTTGCAGAGACCTCATTGGGCTTAAACCAACTTCATGTCCAAACTGTATCACAACCAAAGCATCGGCAGGGTTGTCCCAAAATCTTTGAGGTATACATTTTGCTTTGCAAAGCATTTCCGCTGTTTTCCAAGCAGAATCAAAATTAGAAAAATCCATAAAAGATATTTCATTTTTCTTATTAATCTGCTTTTCTTCCATATAAAGTTTTCCATATTTACCTGTTTCATCTACTTTCATATAATGGCAAGAATCCGGGATATCTGAAATATTTAATAAAATACGATCTTCTTCTAGACTTAATGTTCTTGTTGGCTCAATCATTTAAATATCTCCTGCTTTATCTTTTGGTTGTTTAAGTTCAAATTTAATATATTCTGACTCTTTTACTGTAAAAGCCTTTCTATTTACTGTCTTTCTTAAAAAATAAGACCCGTCACTTAATAGAGCCTTCTGGTTATTTCCCATTGCTTCAATTATCTTAGACTTTTCTTCCTGAGCAATTTTATCAAACATTTTTGATTGTACCATAGCTGACATATAATTTGTCTTTATTTCAATAAATTTTTCTGGAAGCATTATTTCACTTTCTTCAACTATTGAATATTTTTTTCTTAAGCATTCTTGAAAACCTTTATTAGAGAAATCCATTTTCGGAGGATTTTTTATTCCATGCTCTATCCACGGTCTCATATGATTATCATAAAATGAAACTCCAGCTTCAAGGATAAGTCCTTCAATCTCTTCGTCTCTATTAAACGTATATAACCTTGTTTCAATTTTTTCTACTATTTCAGAAAAGTCAGGCTTATAATTTATATTCAAAAAAGTTTTATTTAATTCGCATAAAATTTCACCAATAATTTTATCATCAATAAATCCAACGAAAATATCTGCCCTATTTATCCCTGTTACCAACATATAGTGCGCTACCTGAGCATAATATTGCTTAGGGACTATTTGTGATCCGCTTTCTCCCCATTCATCTTTATTAAAGCAAGAAGCTGTTTTTATTTCTACTATATTTTTTTCGTCAAAAAATTCTTCTTTTGAATATCCATTTGAAACTGCTATACCATCTAAGTTTGCGGACAAAAATTTGTATTGTTTATGATATTCTGTGTCTTGTCGAGAACAGAGATTCATATTTTCACTTTCATACTTTCTAATTAGAGAATCTTCTAAAAGATTTCCAATAACAACAGATTTATTTCTACTTAAATCAATCGTTTTTCCTTCCACCTTTTCTTCCCAAATATCATATGCGGTCTTATAATTATTTTCCCCAAGAATTGCTCCGATATCTGATCCGCCTATCGTTAACTTCCTTGACTCTATTTGTTCTGGTGTAAGTGTCATTTTTTTGACTCCATTTTTAAAAATCAGTATTGCTTTACAATTCGAATTATAGGCTATATAAAAAAATTGTATGTGAGACATATTATATAAATTTTGTGAGCATTTGTCCTGATTGTGAGACATTGACGTATTTATTGCGGAGCTATTGACGTTAGTTTTTGTTGTA